ATGCCGTACCGCCCACCGCAGAGCCCACCACAGAGCCCACCACAGAGCCAGTCGCAGAGCCCACCGCAGAGCCAGTCGCCCGACCGACGCACCGTCCTGCGCGGCTCACTGGCCGCCTCGGCCGCGCTCGCCCTGCCCGCCGCGGCTCTCGGCGCCGGCGCGGCCGCCGCAGCGCCCGCCCAGGCACTCTCCGGCCGTCCGCGCGCCGCGTGGGGCGTGCAGACGGGTGATGTCACCTCGTCGTCGGGGCTGGTGTGGGTACGCTCCGACCGCCCGGCCCGCATGATCGTGGAAACGTCCGCGACCGAGTCCTTCCGCCACCCGCGCCGATGGCACGGCCCCCTGCTGGGCCCCGGTACGGACTTCACCGGGACGACGGCCCTGCGCGGCCTGCCCGCCGGTGAGCAGGTGCACTACCGGGTCACTCTCGCCGATCCCGACGATCCCCGGCGCACCGGGGAACCGTTCCAGGGAACGTTTCGTACGGCGTCCGTCAAACGACGCGACGGCGTGCGCTTCCTGTGGTCGGGCGACATCGCCGGACAGGGATGGGGCATCAACCCGGACATCGGCGGCTACCGGGTGTACGAGGAGATGCGCCGCCTCGACCCGGACTTCTTCCTGTGCAGCGGCGACACCGTCTACGCGGACGGCGTCATCCAGCCGAGCGTGACGCTGCCGGACGGGCGGGTGTGGCGGAACATCACCACCCAGGAGAAGTCGAAGGTCGCCGAGACCCTGGACGAGTTCCGCGGAAACTTCCGCTACAACCTGCTGGACAGGAGTACGTTCGACCACGGTTCAAAGAACCGGCCGAAACTAAGCGGCCCCGGATAGGTGCTGTAACACCGACCCCGGGGCCTTACACCAGGAGCTGAACCCTCCCAGTGCGTATTCATCGTACCCGGCATGACCGTGACTTCACGGTGGTGCCCAACTCTTTGTCCCGGAACCGCTCCCTGTCCTTCACGGCGCGCGGTCTCCTCCTTCACCTGATCAGCCTGCCCGACGGGGCCCGGGAAGACGTTAAGACCCTGGCCGACCGGAACCCGGGCGTGGGCCGTAAGGGCGTCGCCAACGCCCTGGACGAACTGGTGGCCGCCGGTTACTACTTCCGCTTCACCATCCGTGACCCGGAGACCGGCAAGGTGTGGACGGAAACGGCCGTCCACGACACCCCCCAGACCCAGGGTTCACCGCTTCCCGTGATGCCGGGAACCGGTCACCCGGGAAGCGCGGAGGCGGGAACGCTCCCTACGGGAGTAAAGAACCTTGTCTCTAAGAACGTAGAGAAAGAACCCTCCCTCCCCTCCGTCTCTAAGGTGCAGATCCCGGCCGCTCCGGCCGCCAGGGAGGACATAGCTCCGCAGGAAGCAAGCGATGGGGAAGTTCCGACGCTTGGTGACGCCGTTCGCGTCCTGTCCCGCCTGGGAGCCGTAGACAGCCGGTTGAAGCTGTCCCGCCGCCAGGTGGACGACCTGGCCCCCCTGGCCGGTGCGTGGCTTGGCAACGGCGCAACGGTTGCAGAGATCACGGACGCCGTGGTCCAGGGCCTCCCGGCCAAGGTCTACTCCGCCGCCAAGCTGGTGGCGGACCGGCTCACCCGCAAGATGCCGGAGCCCCGTCGCCAGTGGCGCACCTTCACGGACTGCGCCGACGGATGCGGCCGAGTCCTCCCGGAGGGCCAGGACTCCGGCATCTGCGGAGTCTGCGCCGGAGTCACCCCCGCCCCGTTCCTCCAGGAGCTGGCCGCCCAGGCCGCCGGTCCTGTTGAGCCGGACGCCGTGGTGATCGAACGCGTCGCCTCCATCCGGGACGCCATGCGCGCCGCTCGGTCCGCCGTCGCCACTGCCTGACGGCCCCCTCCGCTTCCCTCCCTCGTACGACCTTTCAGGAGATCCCTGTGTCTGCCGTTGCCCAGCCCATGCCCTGGTACGCCCGCCCCGCCGCGTGCACTGTCCTGATAGCTGCCCTGGTCATGTCCGCCCCTGGTGAGTTCTCCCTGGCCGTCCTGGCCGGTTGGTCCGCCTGGGTCGCGTGGCTCATGCCGGTGTGTGTGTCCGTATACGCCGCCGTGGCCGCCCTGTTCGTGGATGCCGCACCCAAGGGGGCCCGGGGGCGGGGAACGGCCATCCTGGGGGCCGCTGGAGCCCTTGCCCTGGCCCTGGCCGCCCAGGTGACGGCCCACTGGATTGCGGCCGGGTACCTGGAGTCCTCCATGGCGCTGGTCGGGGCCGTGTCCGCCGTTCCGCCGGTCGTCGTGGCCCACGTGATGCACATGGTCACCCGCGCCACCCCGGAGGCCAGGGAGGCCGTCGCGGCCGTGGTCCAGCACGTGGCGGGCGTGGCCGCCCAGGAGGAGCCGGTGGCCGACGCGGAGGAGCTGGTGGACGCGGGCGCCGGTCACGGAGTGCTCCCGCCGGCCAAGCTGTCCGTAGTCAAGGACGTGGCCCCGGCGGAGGCGGACACCCTCCCGGGCCTGGAGCCGGTCGTGGCCCCGGCCAAGTCCCGCAAGGTTGGCCGCACCCTGGAGGAGATCCGAGAGGCCGTGGCCAAGCTGGAGGCGGACGGCCTGGAGGTCAACGGAGAGACATACGGCCGCCTGGTGGGCCTGTCCGCGCGTCAGGGCCGCCGAGACTTGGCCCTCTTGGCCATGGCCGCCTGACCCCGGACACAGAACGGCCCCTCCCCGGTCGCCCAGGGAGGGGCCTACGTCATGCCTGGCCGGTCACTCCCCGGCCCATGTCCGGTGCGTGGCCACGACCACGGCCGTGTCTGGGCGTATCGCGTCGGTGGCCGCTCCGGTCATGTCCGGGGTGGTCGTGAAGGTGGCCAGGTCCGGCACCGTGTCCGGCCACGTGGTCTCCATGGCCGGGAGGTCCATGGGAGCGAAGAACGGCATAAGGCCGTGAGGGAGGTCCACGTCCGGCAAAATTTCGTGGACCACGCCGTCCAGGATCTTTCCGTCCTTGTCCCCGTCCGTGACCGGGGCCAGCGCTCTGTCCGTGGCGGACTTGCCCTTGGCCTTGTCGTACTTGGTGGCGTCGTGTGCGTCCCCCAGGCCCTTGGCCGCCTTGGGCTTGGCCGTCTTGTCCGGCTTGGCCGCCCGGTGCTTGCCCTTGTCCTTGGGGCGCTTGGCCGGGGAGCTGGCCGTGGCCGCTGGTGTGGCCGCCTCCGCCTGCGGAGCGTCACGGCCGGCTGAACTCTCCGTGTCGGCCTTGGGCTTGGCCACCGGCTCCGTGGCCGGGGTGGCCGCCACGTCCGGCGTGGTCACTCCTGCCTCCGGGTCAGTGTCCGGCTGACTGGCCGGGACCGGCCGCGCCACGTTCTCCCCGGACATGGTGACCACCCCCAGACCGAACGCGGTCACGGCGGACGCCAGGGCGGACAGGGTTACGGACTTTGTGCTCACGGTTCGGCCCCATGTTTCGACGTTGAGACTTGAAGGCTGGAACAGAGTCGCACACGCTAGGGTCATCGGAATATCGAATTCCGGTAACGCCTTTGCAACATCGTTGCGGAACGCAAAGACCCCTGGTTGTCCGCCACGGGGGAGCGCACAACCAGGGGTCAGTCATGGGGCGGTCACACGGGCCAGGAGTCTGATGGGTCGTCCAGCCATGCCCGCTGTCCCTCGCGGGTGACAGTGAGGCCGAACCGAGTGTGGTCCGGTTCGCCGTGGCCGACCCACCAGTGGTACGCCGCTTCCACCTCATCCCACAACCGCCGAGGCCCCGACTGCCAGACGCGCGCCTCTGACTGTCCGTCGCGGAACATCACGCACGCCCAGGACCGGTCACGCAGTCCGTAGAACCACACGGGCCGCGCGCCCTCGCGCTTGTCGGCCACGGCCTGGGTGCAGTCCCGCACGCGGAGGCCCAGAGCGAACGGAACAGCCGTGTACTTGCCGGTAACGAACTCCGATTCCGCGATTGCCGTGGTGGACGTATCGGCGCTCTCCATCGCGTCCGCCGGGGCGTACTCGCCGTGATCGGCCAGGGATAGCCGCTGCGTGCGGAGCTTCATGAATTCCACGGGGCGGATGAAGTGGCCCGACGCTCGTCCGTCCTTCACCGCCAGGTGGGCCACGGCATCCGCATTTGAGTAGTGCGTCCCCCACGGGGCGACAATGAGGCCACCCGAACGGGTCTGCTCAATCCACGCCCCAGGGATCTCCCGGAGTCCAACAGTGGCCAGGATGCGGTCATAGGGTGCGTGGTCCGGACAACCCGCGAAGCCATCGCCCACGACAACCTCCGGGTACAACCCGGCCGCGCAGAGCCGTTCGCGGGCCCGCCCCGACACACTGCGGTCCACCTCAATCGTGGTGACGTTCTGCCCGGTGAGCCGGTGCGACAGAGCGCCGGCCGTTTCGCCGGTGCCCGTGCCCACGTCCAGGACCTTCATGCCCGTGTCCACGTCCAGGGCCTGGAGCATGGCGTACACGACGGAGGGCATGGAAGAGGAGCTAGTGGACACCTTCCCCGGCGCGGTGCCCAGGTGCTTGCCGTCATCCCACTGGGTCACGATGGGGACATTGCTGTCCGCTGCGGCATACCACGCGTCGAGGTCCACGGCCCGGTGCACGGGGACGCTCTCCCCCTTGGCCATGTCGAACGGCCACATCAGCTCTGGCAGGAATGCGGCTCTGTCTACGGCCGCGAATGTCGGAGCCCAGTCCGACGCCATCGAATGCGTTTCGAGGAGAACGCGCCCCAGCTCCTTGCGGCCGGGGCGCGTCACCTGTGCGGAGTTGAGCGTCACTTGCGGTGCGTCCCGTCGCCAGGAGGGGTGTCGCCGTCCGGGGACGGGGGCTCCTGGGGCGGAGTCCAGGGGGTACCGGGGTGGCCGTCGCCGTCGCCACCGGCCGCAGTGTTGATCTGTACGTTCGTCATGCTGCGTTCCTCCTGATCCGTGTGGTGCCGACCGTGCTGGGGCCTCCGTCCGGGGAGGGCGGGTCCGGGGGAACGGGCCACGGCTCACCGGGGGTGGTGCTCAGCATATGGAGCATGTGTCTCTCCTTCGTTCGATTGGTGGTGCACTGCCCTTACAACCCCATCCGGACAGGACTCAGGTCGACCGCCCGGGTGGGAAACCTAGTTGTGGACCAGCCACAGGGGGACGCCGACGACGACGACCGCCACCAGGACCAGGCCCACGGAGAACAAGCGCTGTAACACGTTCACTCCGCGTCCGGGCAGACAGGACTTCCGCATGTGCACTTGCGGAAGTGCAACGGGTCTTTGTTCGGGAGGTCCGCCCCCTCCACCATGTCCACGGCGCGTACGGGTTCCGGGAGGTCGACCAGGCTTTGTTCCGTCGCTCCGCGCATGATCCCGCCCCGAACGGCTGTGTACCGCCGGAGCCGCGCCAGTGCCTCACTGCTCATCTGTACCGCTCCCATCGAGCCGTCTCCGTGGGTTGGTCGGTGCACGCACTACGCAACCGGATGGGCACGCACAGCGGTACCGTTTGCGCAGCGTTGGAACTTGAAAGCATTGAAAGTCGGCGTGGACGCGGGGAGTTAACCAATGGCCAAGCGTGAACCGAACGCCACCCTGGGCAGACTCCTGGGAGAGTCCGGGTGGAGCCAGGGCCAGTTTGCGACGGCCGTGAACCGGGTGGGCACGGAGCAAGGTAGGCCGCTGAAGTACGACGCGTCCGCCGTCAGTCACTGGCTTGGCGGGACCATTCCCAGGAAGGAAGTCCGGCCGCTCATCCTGGAGGCCCTGGCCCGCAAACTGGGCCGCCCTATCGCGCACGCGGACGCCGGGTTCCCCTCCGTCGGGAATCAGTCGAACACCCGGACAGCTACCGTGGAGGGGTTGTTAGAGCTGGGGAGGCAAGACATGGACCCGTCCCGCCGTGGCGTACTTGGTGCCGCTCTGTTCTCCGTTGCGCTCACCGTTCCGGACTGGCCGGACGTGGTGGGGCGCATGGAGGCCGTCCAGAATGGCCACTCCGGGCGCATCGGTTACGCCGAGGTAGACGCCGTGGTGGCCATGACGGAAAAGCTGTCCGAGCTGGACGACATGTTCGGCGGACGCCAGGCCCGGCCAATGGCCGCCGCCTTTCTCGTCAACACGGTGGCCCCTCATCTCCACGCCGATGCGTCGGACGACGTACGTAAGGCCATGCTGTCCGCCGCGTCAGACCTCCTGTACCTCACCGGGTACATGGCTGTGGATGAAGGGCTCCACGGCCTGGCCCAGCGGTATTACGTCAAGGCCCTGGAGTTGGCCGGAGCGGCGGACGACCACTTGACGTTCTGCACCACGTTGCGAGGGATGAGCCTCCAGGCGGTGGACCTGGGGCACGGCTCCCAGGCTCTCCGCCTGGCGAATGCCGCCGCCGCAGCCTCCCCGGCCGCCGGGCCCCGAATGCGTGCGTTCCTGGCCGGGCAACAAGCCCATGCCTACGCGGTGACCGGGGATCGCCGTAACGCCCTCCAGCTCATCAGGGAGGCGGAAGTGGCCATGGACAAGGCGGAGTCCAGGGCCGCAGCGTTCGGGAGCTACGACCCGTCGTCACTCGCGTATCACGTTGCCCAAGTCCAGTACGGCCTTGGCGACCTGGCCGGGTCCGTGAAGAACATGGAGGAGTCGTCCAAGCTCCGGCACGACGTATACCGCCGGACCCGCGTCCGCTATGACGCGATGCTGGCAGAACGCCAACTGGAGCTAGGGCACCTGGAGGCCGCTTGCGTCACGTGGGACCGGGTGCTGGACGACTATCCCCTAGTCCAGTCAGGGCGAGCGGACGAACGCGTGGCCGTCTTGAAGTCGCGCCTACGTCCCCACCTCCGCAACCGTGCGGCCCAGGCCCTGTTCGAGCGGGCCCAGGCCGTGAGCGTCCCGGCCGCCGCGTAATCACTCTGCGCTTTGGCCGGCGGAGCTATCCGTAACCGGGCCGGGCACGCAAAAGGGCCCCGCCCGGATCTCTCCGAACGGGGCCCCGCTCCGCCTTACGCCACGCGCTCCACCAGGGAAGCGCTCACGAAGTAACCGCCTCCCTTGTCCGCATGGAACACCACCGTGTCGTCCCTGTAGACGCGCTGGAACACGCCCTCCACGCCCGGGTACACGCTCTCCTCCGTGGTCCTCACGCGGTCCAGGTGGGGCCGCAGCGTCGCCAGCTCCGAACGCTCCATGTCTCTCTCCTCCGTGCTCTTGGTTTCATCTTGGCTTTGGCGCCCGACAGGGCCCCGCGGATTTGCTCAGCTCAGACTCAGCAGCTCCCGCAGTGCGCGCGGCCCGCGCTCCTTCAGGTCGGCCACGACGGCCTCCCCTTCCTTGGTCAGGATCATGGCCCCGGCAGGGAGTCGGACGGCCCAGCCCTTGCGTGCCAGGGAGCGTTCCGTGGCCGGGTGAGCGATCACCAGGGCCTCCCCGTCGTCCGTGCGGTGAGCGTCCGCCCAGCGCATGGCCGCTTCCTGGGTCTCCGATACGCGCGCCATCTCTGTCTCCTTCAGTCGTGTGGTCTTGGGGACCGGGGGCCCTGTCCGGTTCAGTGACAGGGACCCCGGCGGGTGGTGCGTGCGTCAGGCGACGCGGACCCAGCGGAACGTGTGCGCCTTGCGCGGGTTCTGGTCGCAACCCTTGCCGTGTGCGGTGCACTCCAGCTTTCGAGCCTCCATCGTTTTCTCCTCCAGTTCGTCCGGCGGGCCGTTCCCTCCGGCGTGGCCCAATCATGCACACATGAACCCGCTAGGGTCAACTTCAGGGAACATGTTCTGACCCCAGGCACGCCAAAGGGCCCCCGCCCGGAGTGGACGGAGGCCCTGGCAATTACTGAGAGATCAGCCGGCCGTGACGTTGGGTCACGCGTTCGCGTCCGTCAGGTCCACCAGGCCCCGGAGGACCGCGAACCGCTGGGCCCCCTCCACGTCGTCCGCGTCGGCCGCCTCGTCATAGCTGACTAGTAGACCCGTGCACGCGCCACGCCAACGCTGGGTCTTACCCAAGGACTCCCCCTCCGCCTTCACCAGGTTGCACGCCGCCTCCACTCCGTCGGGGAGACCCACGCCCAGGGCCTCCGTGACCCGCTTTAGGAACTCCGCGCGGTCTGTCTGTGTCGCCATGTCTGCTCATCCCTCCAGGAACTGGGCCAGCTTGAGAACGTCGTCCAGGTTGGCCGCCGGTCCGGCCAGCTCACGGGCCGCCAGGAACGCGTCCGCCCGGTCCTCGTGTTCGTCCACCAGGGCGTACGGCACCGGCTCCGTGTCCGGCTCCTGGAACAGGTCCCGCATGGCCGACGCGTGACACTCCGGCCGGGCCGAACACAACGGGTCGCATCCGTCGTTGGTCTCCGGGCACGGCTCCGATGGGGCCCCGGTGTCCATGGTGTCCTTCATGTCCTCCGCCGCCTTCACTACGTCGGCCACTTCCTCCCCCTCCACCGCGAACGATGCGAGGGTGACGGACCGCGCGAACCGGCGGGCCGTCTCCGGGGCCAGGTAGGCCAGGAGAAATTCGTCCCCGCCCTCCAGCTCCGCCACCCGGATCTCCACGTGGCTGTCATCGTGTCGGACCTCCACGGCCGACGAACCATCCCAGTCACATTCGAACGTCTCCGCCATCACGCCCACACCTTCCGTCCGTACGGCCCACGGGCCGCCACTCCGCCCTTGCGCTCCTCTATCAGGGCCTGTTCCTCCAGCCACTTGGCCAGGGCCCGCGCGTCCTCCGGCCGCATCGTCACGCGGTCCGCCGGGACGGCCAGGGAAATCACTCCCGGCTCCCGTTCCGTCGTCCACGCCCTGGCCCGGCCGGTCACTCCGTCCAGGTCCGCGCGTACTTCCTTGGTCTGCTTGAACGCCACGGCGCTCTCCTTCACTTGGTGGTGACTGTCTGTTTGGCCGGCTCTCTACGTACGGTGATCACTCGCCCGTGTCCCACGGGTCCAGCTCCGCGTCCTCCGCGTCCTCCGCGTCCGTCTCCAGGTCCCGGTCCAGGTCCGTCATGGAGGCCCCGGCCAGGGTGGCGTCCTCCAGGGTCATGTAGCGCATACGCATGGGGTGGCTCCTCCGAACGTGGCCCAACAGGCCAGGGTGTGGGTGTACTTACGGGCGTTGCAGTCACGGCAGGCGGCCACCAAGTTGGCGGCCATGTCCCGGCCCCCGCGTGCGATCGGGAGCACGTGGTCCAGCTCCTCCGCCGGGCCGTCGCAGTAGGCGCACCCGGCCCAGCGGGCCAGGATCTCCGCGCGGTCGTACGGCTCCGGGCGGGAGGGGCGCGGGGCCACCCGGGGGACCGGGCGGGGTGGGTTCCTCCTGGGCCTCCACCGCTCCGCCCTGGTCCTCCTGGTGGCGGGTGTCACCGCGCGATCACTCCCAACTCCACGGCCCGCGCCGTGGTCATGCGCACCGTGGCCGTGACCTCCCCCTCCGGGTTGGTGACGACGAACTCCAGGAACTCCGCGTCCAGTCGAGTCACGCGGACGCGCTCTCCGTTGGTGGTCTCCACGCCCATCACGCGGCCACCTCCATGGCGTCCAGGTCCGCCACCTTGCGCAACCGGTCCAGGGCCCGCTTCAGGGTCTGGCGGGACGTGGCCACCGTGATCTCCAGGACCTCCGCAATCGCGTTGTGGTCCGGCACCGGGAGGCCGTCCCGGTCGTACCCGGCGTACAGGTGGGGTTCCGGGTCGAACCCGTACGTCATGCGGACCACGCGGTCCGCGTTGCCGTGCAACGTCTCCAGGAGGGCAGTGGCCAGGGACCGCTTCCGCTCCCTGTCCCGGCGGGCCAGGTCGTTGGGCTCCACCAGGTCGTCCGGCACGCCGTAGTTGTACGGGTCCAGGAGGGCGTCCCCCATCGACTGGCCGTCTGCGTCCCGACCGGCCGGGGCGTCCAGGGACTCCACACCCTCCAGGACCAGGCGGACCAGGTGGGCCGTGCCCGCGCTCATCCGGTGGCCGGAGCTGGGGAGGACCGTTGCCAGGTACTCCGCCGCCTCCATGTCTCCGCCGACGACGCCCAGGCACCCCTTGAACGTGGCCACCGCGTCCGCCGAAACACTGGCCGCTCCGGCCGTGTTGGCGTCGTCGAAGATGGCCCCCTGGATTCGATGGTGGGCGTAGGTGGAGAACTTGGCGCCACCCTCCGGGTCGTATGCGGCCAGGGCCTCCAGGGCGGCCACCCGGCCCTCCTGGCGGAGGTCGTCCAGGCGGTCCGCGTAGTGGCCGAACTGGCCCGCCGACTGTGCCGCGCGCTTCTCTGCCAGGCGGAATATCAGGCCCTCCAGGCTCTTAATGACCTGGGCCTTTGCCTCCGCGTCCCCGTTCTGGGCAGCGCGTATCTGGGCAGCGTCAAGCATTGGGTTTCTCCCTTGGATGCGGCCGGGTCGGCCGGTTCGGGGGAATCCACTGGGGGCCGTGACAGGGGCGGGAATCGCACGCCTGTTCGAACCGATGGGTGGAGTTCACCCCGGGGCGGGGAGGGTCGGAAGTCAGAACATGTTCCGACCCTGAAAGTGGGTAGGGGGCACCGCCGCGTGACCGGTCCGGCCCGCGTTTAGGCGGTATTTGGGTGTGGGGTGCCGACGGACCGGCCAGGGGTTACGGCCGCCCGCTAGGGCAGATCTAAAAGCGATCTAGTGAGTGGATTGCTCGCCCAGGCAGATCACTGGGCGGAAGCGGCGAGAAAGCGCCGGAGAGTTACGCGAACGCCCACACTGGGGGTCGCGGCGTGACGGGGTGCAGCGGGGCCGGGATAACGACCCAAAGTGCGGTCCGCGCTCTCCGGTTCAACGGCCGGAGAGCAATGGGCGTCGGGACTAGGCGGACGCCGTGCTGGACCAGGTGAACGCGTCTCACGGAATGCGTGCGCATGCTGGCCCCCTCAAGAACGGAGCCAGGGACTCCGTGTTCGGTTGACTGCACTCAAACATGAACACGCTAGACCCGTCAACGTTGATCATGGCGTATGCACGAATCCCATTCCGGGGTCTCGTGAGCCCTAGGGGATGTACGCCTGAAGGATGAGATCCGGAAAGCGGAGGCCCACCCTCCAGGCTTACAACCAGCCAATACTTACCTGACGGCCCATTCGCTCGGGAGGCCGTAGCCACCGGCCCAGGTCCGGCCGTAGACCTCCGCGTCCGTGCCGATGGGCACCCCGAAAAGGTCCATGCGGACAATGCCGGCCACTTCCCTGGCGATGGCCTCCACGCCCCCTACGGGGGCCGTCCCCAACACCTCGTCATGAACCCAGAGATTCAGGTACTGGGTCAGGCCCTTGGCCTCCAGGTCGATGAGGGCCTGGCCCATCGTGTCCCGGGCCGTGGACTGGCACATGTACGCCACGGCCTTATAGAGCTTGTCCCGGTCCAGGACCAGGCGACGGCCGGAGGGCGTGCGGATCTCGCACCCGTTGCGGAGGGCGTGCGACTGGAGGCCCCGGGCCCACCGCTTGATGCCCGGATACGCCCGCGCGTACCTGGTCAGGGTGTCCCGCATGACCTCCACCTCCAGGCCCGTTTGTTTGGCCAGGGTCTTGGCACCGCCCTGGTACGACGTGCCCAGACCCGCGATCTTGGCAAGGCCACGCTGGTACTGGGTGAAGCCCTCCCCGAACATGAGCGTGGCCGTGTGGTCGTGAAGGTTCCGGCCGTCCCGGATGGCCTGGCACATGCGCGGCTCCTGGGACAGGGCGGCCAGGACCACCAGCTCTACGGAGGACTGGTCCACGCTGAAGTACGCCATGCCCGGCTCCGCGATCACGGACCGCCGGATCTCCCACCCCTTTGACGGGAGTTGCTGGAGCGGCGGGTCCGACACGGAGGCCCGGCCAGTCTTGGCCCCCAGGGTGTTGATCTTCGGGTGGATGCGGTCGTGGATGTCTCGGTTTTCGAGCATGGCCAGGGCGTACGACTTGCGCCACTTGGACGACCGCTTGGCGCGGAGCACGGCGTCCGCCAACGGGTTGGGCGTCCGGACCTCCAGCCGCTCCCACTTCCCGTTCAGGTCCGCCATGGGCAACAGGACCTCTTTGGCCACGGACATGGCTCCGCCGTCGGTCCGCTCCTCCCAGCTCTCCCCCATGCCCAGGAGCGCGTCCACCACCTGGCGGTCACTGTTGACGTTCTCCACCCCGTACCGGGCCGCCCGCTCCGCGAACCTGGCCCGCTCCTCCTCCAGGCGGTCCACCAGGGCCTCCGTGTACGGCACGTCCAGAAGCATCCCGCGCCGCTCCATGGCCGCACAGATGGTCATTAGCCGGTGCTCGAACTCCACCAGCGTGGAGGGGATTCCGTGGCGCTCCAGCTCCCGTTCCAGGTGGGGCCGGAGCCGGTAGGCCAGGAGGGAGTCCAGGCCCGCGTATCGCTGGTACGTCTCATCCTCGTACGGAATGCCCGCCCAGCCCGTGGCCTTGGTGAGTCCGTAGGTCCGGAACACTGCGGTAAGGCCCGCCTGGGTGTCCGGCGCGGACGGGTCCACGTACCAGGCGGACAGCGGTTTGAGGGAGATCCCCACCCCACCCTCAAAGTCCTGGCGGGAGTCACACAGGTGGGCCAGGATCTTGGTGTCCCTCACGCGCGGGGCCACCTGTTCCAGCGGGGCCACGCCGTGGCGGTCCAACACCAGGAGGTCATAGGCCGCGTTGTGGATGACCAGCTCCGGGCACTTGGTGACCACGGTCCGGGACAGGTCTTCAAACGCCGGGCCCCGCTCGAACGGGACGACCCACGCCACGTCACCCGTGCCGTACTGCACCGTGCGGAGCCGGTGGCCACGGCTGAAGGTGTCCAGGCCCGTGGTCTCCGTGTCGATGGCCAGTGACCGGGGTTGTGTGGCAGTCAGCCACTCCCGTGCCCTCCGGGCGTCGTCGTCCGTCTCCAGGGCGTGGATGGTCGTCTCGTCCCCGGCCAGGGTGTGGCGGTACGTCTTCATGCGGTCCCCTCCGTCACTGTCTGCGCTGGCCGGCGGAGCTGTCCGTGACATGCGAAAGGGGGCCGACCCAACCGGGCCGACCCCCAACAACCGCATACCTAGGCGCTCTTGGCCTGGCCGAATATGTCTGCCTTACCTCCATCCACTGGGCCCCGTGACAGGGCCCGACAGTCGGCCAGGTTCGCCAGGACCCGGGCCCCGTTCACCTTGGCCTCCCGCACCCCCGGGAACGTCCGGAGCGCGTCATAGAACTTGTTGCGGGTCATGGGGTGCCGAATGCCGCACTCCTCGACCCACGACCGGTAGCGGTCCCAGGTCTCCGTCCGGGGAACGTGGCTCCCCTCCTGGACCACGTACTCCTCCCCGATGAACCCGGAGAGCGGGTGGGAGCTGTCCCGGTAGTGCGCGGTCCGCCGCTCCACGGCCTCCGGGAACACCAGGCCCCGGCCCGCTTCGTACTCCTGGAACCATCGGACGGCCCCGCGTACGGCCCACGCCGCGATTCCCTCCCGCTCCTGGCGTAGCGTCGCCTGTAGGTGGCGGTCCTCCCGGCCCCGGAAATCCTCGTTCCAGGGGACGACGCGTACGCGCTGCCAAAGAGCGGCGTCCGTGGCGTCCACGTCGGGCACGTAATTGGTGTCCACCTGGACCAGGCACACCGGCCGGAACGTGATCTCCGTTTTCGCGTACACGCCCCGGGCCGTGATGGTCTGGTCTCCCGTGACTGCCTTCATGAGCGCCTGGTCCAGCGGCATGTTTGCGGGCCACTCACTGGAGATCACCAGCCGTCGGCCCCGGAGGCCCACAACGTCCGCACGGGGTCCACCTGACTCCTTACGGCGCTGGAACAGGGACGCGTCCGCACGCTTCACGGCCGCCCGGAAACAGTCCTCCAGGGCAGCGGTAAACGTCGTCTTGCCGTTCGTGGTCGGGCCCACGTGCATGACGAAAATGCGCTCCACGCCGTACCCGGTGATCCCGTAGCCGGTGAGCATCTGGAGGAACCCGGGCATGGTGTCGCACTCCGGGTGACACTCCGCCAGGAAGCGGTCCCAGCGCGGGGCCCTGGCCTCCGGCCGGTAATCCACGTCCACGAAAAACGTGTTCATGTCCGCCGGGTCCGCGTCCCGGAGCTGGCCCGTACGGAGGTCCACCACTCCGTTTCGAAACGCCAACAGGTCTGGGCGGGCGTCGAATTGGTCCACGGTCGCGTACACACCGGGGATGCTGGACAACATCTCCACCATGCCCTTGACCTTGTTTGCGTCCTGGGACCGGGCTATGTGCTTGGCCAAGTTGGACGGGTCGTGATCCGTCTCTCCCTTCATGGTCCGCACCACGGCCCGAACGTCCGCGTACAGGGCCTCCGTTGGGACCTGGGTCCAGTGACGGCCGGTCCACTTGAACACCCCGGCCCCGGGCACCATGCGCACGTGTCCGCCGAGCTGGCGGAACAGGCGCTCCGCGTTGCCCAGGTCCGTGAGCGGCAGCGACACGACCGGCTCCTCCGGCTCACTCGGAACATGTTCTGACACCGGCTCCGCGTCCACGATGTGAAGCGGGGCCCGCCGGACGGCCGCGTGGAGCTGGCCCGCGAACGCCTCCGGGTCACGCTTCCGCCAGTCCGTCAGGTCATCCCCCGCGTGCGGGATTTCCAGGCGACGGACCATGACTCCGGCGCGGACCAGGGCGTCCGCCAGGGCGTCCGTGAACTGGGCTCCCGCGTTGTCCCGGTCCCCCGCTATCACCACGTCCCGGTCCTTCAGGGCCTCCGCCAGCTCCGCGATAAGGGCAGCGTTACGGGCCAGGCCCGCGCCGCGAACCATCACCACGTCGTACCCGACACCCACGCCCGTAAGGCCATCCCCGGGGCCCTCCGTGACCAGCACGGTGTCAAACCCGCTATTGGCCCGCAGTACGCCGTACTTGGCCCACGCGCTCCCCTCCGGGGACGTGATGGACAGCCACCGGGCCGGGCAGTACCCGGACAGGTCCCGGCCCTGGAGGCCACGGGGGCGGCCCTTGAAATCGGACAGGGGCACGGTCACCCGGGGGAAGCGGAGGTATTCCGTGGAGCGGAACGTGAACCGGTCGTCCACGCCGGGGGCGTCCACGCCCACGCCCAGGTCCGCCGCACGCTCCGCCGTCAGGCCGAACCGGTCAGCCACGTACTGGCGGGCCTTGGCCGCCTCCGGTCGGTCCCCCAGGAACGCCACGTTCGTGGTGTCCACGTACAGCGCCAGGGCGGCCAGGGAGCGGGTGTCCAGGTCCCCGGGCACGGCCTTGGCGGACGCCTTCACGCCGGGGCCAGGCTCCCAGTCGAACAGGTCCCCCGGGCGCATGTTGAGAGCGGCCAGGATCTTGTCCCGCTCACACCCGGCCCAGCAACGCATGAGGACCCGCCCGTCCTCCTTCAGGCGGAAGAACAGGGAGGGCTTGTGGTCGTCGTGCACGGGGCACGGGACGCCGTACTCCCCGCGCTCCTCTACCACCTCCGGGAAGCGGGCCAGGAACTCAGAAAAGGACTTCACGGGTTGGTCTCCTCAACGCAAAAGCGGGCGTGTCTCGAACCCGTGAACTGGGGTCCGTGACACGCCCGCTGAAGGGTGGTCGTTCCTACTCTGAGTTCCGGCCGGCTGAGCGGAGCGTGTCCAACACCCGGGCGAACGTGCCCAGGTCCATGACCACGTACCCGTCCGCCGTGGCCCGCCGGGGAGCCTTCACCACGGCCACGCCGTACGGGTAACCCGCGTGCATGGCCTCCCGGTTGGCCTGGCGTACGTAGTCGGCCAGCGTGATGGACCGCTCCGCCTTGCACTCCAGGACGAACGGCCAGGCGTGGAGGTCCCCCACGTCCTTGGCCCCTGTCTGGGCGGGTCGTGTGATGTTGTCCGGGTCCCGGGGGTCCCGCCAGTAATAGGCGCCAGGCTCCCAGTCGTCCACGTACTGGCCCAGGGCCACGTTTAGGAAGTCCTTCACGGCCGTCTCCCAGGCCGTCCCCTTGCGCTTGTTGGGGTTGCTCAATCCAGCGGCCCCCAGACCAGTTCGGCGCTCTCCACCTGGCCGTCCACGACGGGGCCCGGGTCCCAGCCCATGCGGACCGCCCGCTCCGCTTCCCGCCGGGCCGTCCCCTTGGCCTTGGTGATCGCACTCCGGGCCGGAGCCGTTGCCGAGTAGGGGCCCACCGCGTGGCGGTACGTGCGCTCCGGCTTTCCGTCCTTGGCCGGGTACGTCTTGGCGATCACGGCACGGAACACCAGCTCCGTGTCCAAGTGCATGTCACGCGCCATCGGTAGATCCCTTCAGGTACGCCGGGAGAATCGCCACCGGCTCCACATTCGTCTCCAGGAGGAACAGGGCCAGGCGCTCCACGGCGTCCACCTTGGCCCCGATGCCCCCGCCGAACGGGGACACCGTGGACTCCCCCGACAGCTTGGCCACGTGCTCCACGGCCGCCTCCAGGGCCTCCGCGCGGGTCACTTGCGGACCCGGTTCTGGCGGGCGTACTGGACGGCCTGGATCGTGCCCAGGATCGCCACGTACACGACGCCAAACCCGACGATGAGAACGCCCACCAGGACCAGGGCCACCAGGGCCCACAGAAGGAACTCAGCAACGATCACGGGTTAACCCACCTCACACTCACGCCATGCGCCAAGGCGGAGGCCAAAGCGTCGATGTACCGGGGCCAGTCGGCCCGTTCCTTCACGGACGGCCGGAGGTAGACCGTGCGGCCCGCCTCCAATGCCCGCAGCTCCCCCAGGGCCGGAGCCGTACGGGAGTCGATAACCACGGGGTCAGACACCGGCCGGGACCTCCGCCGGGATGGTGACCGCCACGTGTTCGGCCACGATGGTCTCCAGGCGGAACACGGTCCGCTTGACGAACCCGCTCTCCCGCCCGGTCGGCCGGACCTTCAGCATGGGAATGGTGCGGCCCTTGTATTGCTCCGTGTACGTGCGCGCCACGGTGGCCTCCGTCATGCGGACGCCGTTACCCCGGCGGGCCGCGTAGACCACGGTGTCCCCCTCCCGGATCTCCGCCCCGGTGAAGTCGTGGATATTGCCGCGCTTGGCCATGTCTCTCTCCTCTTGCCTTGGATATGGAGCGGGGCCCGGTCGCATGGACCAGGCCCCGCGGAACTCACGCTCCGTAGAGCGCCGGCCGAACTGTCAGTGACTAGAAGGGGGGTTCATCCGCGAACTTGGACAGGGACGGTATGGCCGCGTCGATGTCCGCCGGGACGCGTCCGTGGACCTGGAGGACCGGCTTTCGGTACGACACGTCAATGCCGGACTTGGTGGTGAACTCCACCAGCTCCAGGCGGAGGGTGCAGAGCGCCGGACCGCCGACCGCCTCCAGCTCCCGCCACACGGTCTCGATGGACTTCATGAACTCCCAGGAGCCGGTCATGAGTCGGAAGCGGCCCAGCTCCGGGTCATCCGCCAGGCGGAATTCCACGCGCTGGTCCGGCTTGGGGCCGTGTCCCGCCTTGGCCGCCGCCTTTCGCTCCGGGAGCGTCTGCGGACAGCCACATGGCTGACCCATGCGCGGGTCTTCCGAGTCGATGAACTCCACGCCGTCACACGCGTGGATGGGCTTGCCGGTCATGCCGTACAGGGCCATGCGGAACGTCACGGCGTCGGGGCCGTCCACCACAACCTTGATGGCGTCCGCGTCCGTGAGGACCTGGAGACTGTCCTCCTTGGTGGTCTCCCACTCCTCCGGGGTACCGCCGTACAGTTCCGCCACCGCCTTGCCCACGTCCGGGTCACCGGTCGTGATGCGCCACGACTTCAGCGCGACCGGGCGGCCGTTGAGCTGCTGTCCGGCACGGAACCGGCCGACGAAATCGGAACTGTAGACCTTGGGGCGGGAGTTGGGGTCATTGTCGAAAACGCGCAGGGTGCGGGCCACTTAGTGGGCTCTCCTCATTCTTGGGAGTCGCTTGGAATGTGGGCAGCAGAAAGGCCCGGGGCTTGGCCGCCGGGCCTCTCGCTATGTGCATTCACTGGGGGCCGTGACGGCCTCCCTGGGCTCCGCTACGCGCGCCGCTGGGTACCCGTGACCAGTTCCCCGCCGGACGCCACCGGACGGCCGATCACGCCCTTTTTCATCTCCCGCTCCCAGTCGAACACCCGGCGGAGCGTAAGGAACATGTCGAACAGCTCCTGGGAGTACCGGACCGGGACCAGCTTCCAAGCCTCCGGCCGGACGTGGAGGACGGCCGCCGCGTCAATGGGCGGGAGCGGGACGGACTCCCCGGTGTCGGCCCGGACGATGCGGTCCGCGTGGCCGTACGCGGCAAGCTGGAGGGCCACCTCCTCATGCACGCCGGAGCGGGTGGTCTTCCAGTCGATCATCACCACCTCACCGCCGATACGCGCGATGGCGTCGAACGACCCGGCGTAGTTGTGCGTGTCGCTCCACACGGCGTCTTCAAGGAACAGGAACTCCGGCTGGACCGTCTCCAGGAACTCCATAAAGTGCTTGGCGAACGGGCGGATATCCGGGTGGATGCGGTCCAGGGGCAGGTTCTCCCCACGGGCCAGACGCTCGAACACGTCGTGTGCGTCGCTGCCAATGTCAGCCGCTGTCTTGGTGAACCGTCGGGGCGCGCCCTTCAGGTAGTCCACGGCTCCGGACTTGTCGTTCATGGCCAGGCCCACCAGGGGGCCGATGTTGTCCACGGCCGCCTCCGCCACCACCTTGGCGTACCAGTACGGCAGGAAGCCCTTGGGAAGCATGCCCAGGACGGAGGTCACGCCGGGGGCCTTTTCGCCGCTCTCCGGGTCCACGTAGAACCGGCTGTCCCCGCGCTTGATGGTATTCAGTGCTGCCACGTGATCTCCCGCATACGGGCGGCCACTTGGGCCGCGCTGTCTCGCTTACGGGGTGATGCACTGGGGTCCGTGACGACCGTCCCGGGGGCACAAAAAGTGCCCTCCGCTCCTTCTTTCTCTGACCCCCGTATGGAAAGAAGGGACCCAGGGCACTTTTCTTGCCCCCGGACATGCGAAAGGGCCCCGCTCCGTGATGGAACGGGACCCGTGGGTGAGCGGGCGTCCTGGCGTTAGTCGTCCAGGGCCTTCAGCTCCTTCAGGAGAGCGTCCGCGCGGTCCCGGGCCTCCTGGACCTGGTCCGCGAACGTCTTGCGCTGGGCCGGGGTCATGACCCGAAGGGACGCCGTGGAGAACACGGCCATGCCCGCGTCAATGCGCTTGGCGAGCGTCACCAACTGGTTGCCGGTGGCCTTGCCCTTGGCCGCCTGCCCAGCCGTCGCCTGGGCCGTGTCGGAGACCTCCGTCAGGGCCTTGGCAGCTTTCTTCTCCAGGCCCGCACGCTGTCCGCGCGTCAGGGCCTCCACGCCGAACTTGTCCCACTTGGCTTGGGGGATGATCTCCCGCTTACGGTCCTCCACGTGGTGGAGGATGGCCCGCTGGGCGTTCCGGTCGGCACCAATGTCCTGGTACAGGAGTGCGGCCAGGGCCTGGTACTCCGGGGACTGGCCGTTGTAGTCCACATCCCCCTTGTGCTTGAACATCCCGCGCAGCTCCATGAGCTTGGCGGACATGGCCCGCTTCTTCTCTGTGGCCCTGTCCTCCGCTGCCAGCCACTCCCGGCCCAGGACCTTGGACTCCTGGTACGCCTGGGCCACCTCCGGACGCTTCAGGGCCCGTTCCGCATTGGGGTCCACGTGCTCCGTGACTACGCGGGTGCCCGCCAGGACCTGGGGCACGTGGACCTCCAGCTCTCCGTTCCCGGCCAGCTCCGCAGCCTTGGCCGCCATGCGGGCCTCCAGCTCCTCCGCCGACGTGGTGACGACCGGGGCCGCCGGAGCGTCCGCCGGTTCCGCAGCGTCACGGCCGGCTGAACTCTCCGTGTCTGGCGTGAACAGTCCCTCCGCTACGGCCCACGAGTCGCCGGGCTCCGGGGTGACCAGGCCGGTATCCCCCAGCAGGGCAAGGGCCTTGGACACGGTGGGCTTGGTGGTGTCGTACTTCCCCGCCAGCTCCGCCACGTCCAGGCCCACGCCGCCCGCGTAGGTCCCCGCCTGGATCTCCTGACGGATGCTCTCCGCCACCGTTTCGTACTTCGCCACCTTGGCCATGGTCCCAACCCCTTGTCTCAATGGAACGGGGCCACCGTACTGCCGGTGGCCCCGCCGTCGCCTTACTTCTCTGTGAACTCCGCGCCGCACACGTTGCACGTGATCCCGCCTATGGCCGCGATGCGCGGGCCGATCTGGAACGTGCGCGGCGGGTTCGTGCATTCACACTGAAGGGTTATGCGGCTCCCTGACTTCCCCTTGGTCGCGGGCTCCGCCACACCCAGGACCACGCCGTCCAGGGACTTGCCCAGGGCCTGGATAAGGGGCGCGTACCCGGCCAGTGCCTCCGGCGTGAGCGGCACCGGGGAGAACCCGCGTGTGGAGTGCGGGGGCTCCCCCTCCGGCCACTTCATCCCCAGCTCCAGCGCCGTGTCCCGGAAGTGCTTGTTGTGGCGCATCCCCCGGTTACTGGTCTCCGACAGCCCGCGCGCCTGACAAAGGGCATGCGTCGCCACGTGGAGAATCGCCTCCAAGGTGGCCCGGGGCCCGGCCGTGATGGCGTCCCGGTGGATGGGGATCTCCAGGCGCATGTCCGCCTCCAGCCGGTCCGGGATGACAACGTTGTGCCTGGCCCCTTCGTTGTCCACGATCACGTACACCTCCGGGAGCTCCGGGTGGCTTTCCTTCAGGACTTCCCAGGCCGTTTCAATGGCCGCGATGATGCGCGGGCCGCTCTCTCCGAATGGCATCGGTCGCTCCGTGGGGGTGTGGTGGTCGTGATCTTGCGGACGGAAACCTAACACAGCGTGAAACCGCGCGGGTTCAACTTTTGTGAAGGGAAAGCAAAGAAGGGCCCCACCCGCCAGAACATGTTCTGACGGACGGGGCCCCAAGTGTACTTACTGGCCGGTCACATTCCTGTAAGGGTTGTACTTGGCCGCTACCTTGCGTGACGCACTCTCTCCCAGGAGTACCAGGAGGGCCAGCGTCACGCCGTCCACGACCGCCTCACTACCGGCGAACTCCGCCACGCCGGGGACGTACTGGCCCAGGAGGACCAGGAGCGCGCCGACGCCCGCGCGGACGCGGACCGGGTTTTCTCGAACGAAGGTGCGAATAGCGTTGAACACTCAGTTTCCGATCTGTAGGTACAGGGCCCGCGTGGCGGCCATGAGGTCCGCCAGGCCGCCGTCATTGAGGAGCACGTGGTCCGGCTCCAGGCCGTCCAGCTCCGTTTCCGAGCTATGCCGGGCCGCGTCACCCTTCAGGCCCGCGCCCGGCCGCTCCACACGAACGACCACTGCACCCTCCGCCCGGAGGGTCGTCACCTCGTTCGCGTACCGCACGTCCGTCACGACACACGGCATGTTCCATTCCGTCCCCTGGCGAACCTGGGCCTGGACCGGCCGGACCCAGAACTCCGGCTCCAGCTCCCGGACGGACTGGCCGTACTCCTGGAGCACGCGCCGGACCTCCGGAAACTGGTCCTTGGCCGTCTCCCAGCCAACACGCCGGATGAGAGCCGACAGGCGGACACTCACGTGCGCGGGGGCCAGGGGGATGTACGGGTCCAGCCGGAGGGCCGCCCGCTTCAGTTCGTCTGCGAACGCCAGGCGGGTGTACGACCCGTGGCGGACTAGGATCTGGCCCACGGTGTCCTTGCCGGACCGGCTCTTACCGACTAGCGCAATGTGCTTGGCCACGGGGACCTCCTGTTACGGAGCGCTCCGCCGGCCACCACACAAGGTGACAACCGCGGAATGCCTGGGACGATGTCCCGGGCATCCACTGGGGGCCGTGACTACGCCTTGCCGGTGCCCTTCATGAGACCCAGGACCAGGGCCCCGACGGCCGTCACTGCCGTGGCGGGGAGGCCGTATTTCCATCGCTCCAGGGCCGTCAGCCGCTCCCCGTGGTTGTCCAGGGCCTTGTCCACCGACTCCCGCGTCTGGGTCAGGGAGCGTACGTCCCCGCGCATGGCCACCAGTTCGTCATAGATTTCACGTGCGCCGATGGTGACCCCACCAAGGTTGTCCCGTTCGCTCACCGCATGAGCCTTTCCCACGTCTGGGGGCCCGGGTAGCCATCGGCTCCGGCCCCGGTCCAACCCTGGGCACGCTGGTACGCGGCCACGGCCTTACGGTCGCTCTCCGTCCACCGGGGCCCAGGACCCAGGGCGTAGTACCGGCCGTACCCCTTCCTGACCAGTGCCTCCCCGAGCTGGGTCACGTACTGGTTGACGGCCCCCGCCTTGAACCGGCCCCCGCCCGGGTACGCCGGGGCCTTGGGCTTGGGCTTGGGCTTGGGCTTGGGGGCAGGCTTGGCCGGGGTCGTGGGCTTGGTGGACTCCGCCGGAACCGTGATCCGGTCCCCGGGGTGCACCACGTCCGGGTCCTTGATGCCCGGGTTCAGGCCCAGGATCACGGCCACGGACACGCCCGCACTGGCCGCGATCTTGCCCAGGGTCTGGCCCGCCTTCACGATCACGGTTCGAGTCTTGCCAGGCTTGGCGTGGCTCCCGCCGGATCCGCCCTTGGGGGCCGCCGCGAACAGGGCCGCCTTGTTGATCGCGCCCGGGTCCCAGTGATCGTTCCCCGGGACGTTCGAGTGGCCGTAGTGGCCGCCCTGGGTGAGCCACACTTCCCGGGGCCGGTGGCCGTCACCGTACTGGGCGGCCAGCTTCCCGGCGGGGAACACGTCCGGGATGCCGTGGGACCGTATCGCGCGCATCATGGCGCGGAAGTTCTTCCCGGGCCGCCAGTACGCCGTAAACGGCTTGGCCGCCCTGGCCATGACCTCGACCTGGACACACACCCGGCCGGTCCGGTTGGTCCTGGTGGACCCGTCGTTCTTCAGGGCCCGCGCGCTCTCCGTCAGGGGCCCGAACTGGGCCAGCCGGTCCGTCACCGGGTCGTACAGGAAATGCGGCTCCGCGCCGATGCGGACCAGATAGTCCGCTACGGCCTTGAACGCAGCATCCCCCACGCCGGACTCCGTGGTGTGCCACACGGCCCGGCCGGGACGGCCCGGGGAGTCCATGGCTCCGCCGATGCTCCCCCGGCCCCATCTCTCTGCTTCCTTAACCCACACTTCACCCATGTTGAACTCCCTCAAGTCATAGGAACGGCCCCGCCGTTGACCGACGGGACCGGTAGTTGCATGAACTGGTGACCGTTACTGACACTTCGGCCGGCGCTCTACCCAGCGTGAGGTCAGTGCGTGAGGACCAGCACTCCAGCGGCGTCCCATACCTGGAGCGTCTTGTCTCCGGTCTGGACTCCGATGCGGACGCGGAGGACACCGTTTGCGTCCCTCACGTCCAGGGAGCCGGGGCCGCTCACAACCACGGGGCCGGTCTTGATGGCCGTCTGGGCCGGGGTCCGGTTGGCCGCGCTGGTCAGGTCACGGACGGCCCGCTCCAGGTCCTTGATTCGGTCCGTGATGTCACGGGGGACCGTCGCCATTACGCCGCCTCCAGGTACAGTTCCGCGCTCTCTTCCCGGCCCCGCTCCGCCGGGTCCAGCTTCATGCCCACCACGCGGTACGTGGCGTCCAGGCCCTCCGCGTGCCACACGTCCCGGATGCGGAGCCGGGCACGGGCCCCTATCAGGGCCGGGGTGATCTCTCCGTCCAGGCGCACGCGAATGGACGGGATGGTGGCCGCGTTCCGGGCCCGTGCCAGGTCCGCCTTGGCGTGGTTGTCCAGGGTGGTCTTCACGCTCACGGTGTTGTAATCGCTGGTCCCGTCCAGGCGGGGCCAGCCCCCGTTCAAGCGGTCGTCGTAGCGCCACACGGAGGACAGGAGCGGCCCACCCTCCGCGTCCACCGTGTTGTCCACGGTCGCGCCACGGGACTGCCACACGTTGGCCATAGTCGTGGCGTCGGACGGGAGCGTGTACGCCAGAACGTTGCCCGGGTACGTCAACATGACCGGCTGGGCACCCACCGCGATCTTGGGGTAACCAAGCTGGAGTTGCTTCACGCGGGCCCCGGTGGCCGTGTCCCGGTACGCCTGGATACGCCACTCGAACCCGCCGTCTACGGCCGCCAGGTCGTCCAGGAGGTCCCGGACCCTGGGCACTTCAGACGCCACGTACGAGCGGTCCCGGAGGACGCCGGAGACCTTGGTGGCGTCCATACGGATGCCGATGTCTCCGCCACTCAGGGAGGCCGCGTATCCCACCAGGCCCCGGGCGATGGCCAGTTGGTCCACCTGGGTATAGGTCTGGGTCGTGAACACCACCCGGCGGTCCAGGTAGCTTTCGAACGTGGCCGCCTGGATATCGACGCTCACGCCTCCCCGGTCGTCCACGGAGGGCGTCATGGTCCACAGGATGCCGCCCCACCAGATGTCTGACCCGCGCTCCACCCACACGGCCGTCCGGCCGGGGACAGCAGCCGCGCGTACGCGGGCCGCCATCTCGGGGTCAGGAATCGGGATCTTGCCGGACAGGGCACCGGACTTGCCTATGTAGTCGTCAAACCCCAGGCCCTGGACGGGGAGTACGTCCAGGAGCTGGTCCGTCACCAGGTCCGCGAAAAGGAGCCGGTACAGCGGTGCCATGCGGCCCCCTTACTTGATGAACGTGTACTCCACGCGGAGCGTGGCGGACTGGGCAATGGACTGACTGGGCGTCCAGGAGAGCAACTCCACGTTTCCGGCCGTGTCGATGCGGACCGAACCGTCACCCACGCCCGTAGAGGCCGCGACGAACATGTCGTACGGCGGACGCCACGCGGCCGGAACGGTACTCAACAGGAGGTCCGGCGTGATGTTGCCGGACGCCGGAGCTGTGACAGACGTGGCGCTGGACCTGGTGAACGCCAGGTGGACCGTGGTCACGCCCGCGCGGACGCGGAGGTCCTGCTGAAAGACAGTCCATCCCGACGTAGCGGTTACGCCGGACGTGATCCGGGACATGGCGCACTCGAAATAGTCGTCTGTCTTCAGGATGTTGGCCCCACCCCGGTACAGGTTCACGTCCCGGGGCGTCGTACCGGCGCCCATGTACATGGACCCGTCGGCGTAGAGGCGGAGCCGGTCGTATGTGTCTCCCACGGCCTTGCCGGAGAACACGTAGTCAGTCGGCGTCGCGCGCTGGGCAAACACGCCCTGTTCAACATGGAGGGAACCGTCAGTACCGCGCTTCACTGTCAGGTCCCCGAACTCCACACGTCCGGAGTTGCCCAGGCGGAGAACCGGCTCCCAGGTGGTCCCGCTCCAGCGTTCCAGCACTCCAGCGTTGTCCCGGTACTGGCCCGCATACGAACCGTTGTAACTGGCGGTCCAGCCACCGGCCATGATGCCGCCGACTCCCGTGGTGTTCCGTCTCCGGTCCGCCACGGCCGTGGCCCAGTCGATGCCGCCGGTACCGGCGGACGCTCCAGCAGGCACCGTGATTTCGTACAGCTTCTCTGCCGTACCCGTGGCCGTCGGGGCCACGGGGCTGGCCGCCGGGGTTCCCTTCATGATCTCCACGTACGCCCGAACCTGGCCGGTCCCGTCGTACGTGCTGTCCTGGACCCGGAGGGCCACCGTGTCCTTACGCGGGAACTGGGGGTCCCCGTCGGCAAAGACCAGGACCTCCGGCTCCGTCACCGCGACCGGATAGGCCCCCTGGGCCGCCGTGCCCTGGATGATTGCGCGCCCCACGCCCATGGTGGCCTCCATGGCCCCGCTGGACGTGAGCTTGAACGGGTCGCCACCCGGGACGCACCCCGCACGGACCGTCATCTCTCCCGTGGGGAAGAACGTCCCCGTGGGGACCACGCGGGTGTCCTCGCGCGTCTGGCCGCCTCCCTGGGCGTCCCTGTTGAGCAGCCATCCACTACGAACCGTCACGGCCGGCCAACCTTTCTGTAGTTACCAATAGGCGTTGCGCCACCGCACGGTCACGGATGCGGCGGGGTCGTAAAAGCCGTTCGCGCACCGGAAAGCCATCGGGGTCTCCCCCGGCTCCAGCGTGAACAATTGCTCCGGCTGGGAGGTCCTGGTGGCGGTATAGAGCCTGGAGGCCGTCCCGTTGAGCGTCACCGTTCCGGCCGCACAGTCGACGCGGAGAACGTCGCTTTCCGTCAGGGTGATGTCGTACTCCAGCACGCGCCCCGTGGCCGTCTGTGTCAGCTTGGGCCGGACGACCGGACCTCGGAACTCAATGACCGGATGCGCCGGAGCGTCGCCCAGGTTGCGCGGCTGGACGTTGCCGGTGGATACCGCCGTCCCCCACTCCAGTGGGTAGGCCACGCCCTCCCCGGTGCCGATCTGGAGACTGGCCGTCCCGATGGGGGCCGGGGCCGCCATGGCCGTGGGGAAGCTGACGATGGGCTGGACGCTCACCGCACCCTCCGGGGCCACCATGCTGAGTGTTCCGGCCCCGGGGGTGCTGGTGGTCTGGTCCAGGTAGACGTTCCCGGCGGCCCACCAGTTGAGCACCGTCACGCCGTCCCCCACGGCGGGGGCCAGGGCGTTGGTGAACGTCACCGGCTCCCCGGCCTTGACCGGCCAGCCGTAGTCACCGTTCGGGTTGTCGTACGACCAAACCAGCTCCACGCCCGCCGCGTTGGCCTTGACGGACGCGGGGCCCACTCCATCACCCGTGATGGCCGGATCACCCGGAGACCACCAGTTGTAGAGCGGGCCGGTACCGGCCGCCTGGGAGGCGGTCATACGGTTCTCCGGCGTCCCCGCCCACCCCAGGCCCGGTTCACGGGCCGGGAGGGGCGTTGCGGCCACCGACTCCGGCACGTCGTACCGGCGCGGGTCTGAGCACTGCCAGACTATGGAGCCGGTCGGCTCACCCCTGGTGTACTGGCGGTCCGCCGGGAGGGCCCGCCGGATGACGCGCGCACGCATCAGGCGACGGGCCCCGGCAAGCTGGACCACTAGGTCCCGCTCCCCTGCCGTGGGGGCCGTGGCCGCCCGGAGGCGGGCCAGGATCTGGGGGAAGGTGGCCAGGTCGTCCGGCAGGATGGTGAAGTCCCATTGGAGTTCACGCACGCCCGCCAGGAGCGACCCGGGCCACGCCCCGTGTTGTGTCGGCATGGGCACCGTGCCCACGTCCAGGTCCGGGAGGTCATCCCATCCGGTGAGCTGGTCACCCACGTATTCCGTGGTCTCACCGAACAGGACGCCTGCGTACTGGATTTGGCCGTCCTGGGTCACCAGGTCGTCCATGTCACCCCCTTGCCTTCATGCGCCACTCCAGTTCGCGGGCCACCTGACCCGGGGTCATCCCGCCCGCGTGATAGTTCTCAATGCGGACGCCCGCTCCGGCACCGGTCGGAACATGTTCCGACCTGGCCGCAGACGCACCGCTGGGGACCAGCTCCGGGGCCCGGACAGTCGCCAGGGTCGGAACCGTCACCAGGCGCTCCATAAGCGCGTCCACGCGCGGACGCCCGGACTCGATTCCACGGACCAGGCCCGCCGGAATCCACTTACCCACCATTGCCATAACGCGTGACGGAGACTTGATTTTCAACGCCCTGCGAATTGCCTTTTCCATGGTCCTGGCAATACTCAGCATTTGCGCCTCGATTACCTTTTCCTTGGACTTCAGCCCCTTCACAAGGCCCTCAGCCACCTGGACGCCCGCGCCGTGAAGTGCATCCGCGGTGACCTTTCCGGCCTTACCCGCGTACGACTCCAGTTGCTTTTGCGTCTTGTTCAGCTCGTTAATCTGGGCCAGGTTTGCGTCAGAAAGAGCCGCCGCATAGGCCCCGCCACCAGACACACCGGCCGCCGCGATTTGCTCCAGGAGCGCGTCAGACAGACCGTTGGCCTTCAGCGTGGCCAGGTCCTTGGCGAACTTCTTCGCCGCCTCCATATCAGCCTTCAGCTTGGCCGTTATTGACTCAATGGTGACGGCCGTCCCCGACGAACCACCAGAGGTGATATTCGCGGAGTTGATAATGCCGTCACGAATGGAGTTGCGCGTGTCGGTCCACTTTTTACGGGCCTCCGCCAGACGCTTTTCCGCCGCCTCCAGCCGCTTGCCAATCTTGTCCCGCTCGGTAACGAGCCGGGAAAGCCGCCCCGTGGATGCCGCCAGGCTCTTAGCCAGGCCATCCATGGTGTACTTGGGCAGCACCTTGGTAAGGGCCTGGAGCCGCTTACGGAGCTGGTCAGTCGTCCCGTCGATGCCCCGGATGAATCCCTGGATGAGCATTCGGCCGGCCGGGGTCAGGATGCGCTTATCCCTGGCCGGAGGGCCCTTCCATGACGTGAGCTTGTTCGTCAGGTCACCCAGGGTGGACTTGACGCTCCCAATCATGTTCTTGATGCCGTTAATGAATCCCTCAATGAGGGACCGACCGGCACTCACCAGAGTGGAGCCCAGATTCCCCAGGGCCGACTTGGCCTTGCCGGGGAGGCCGCGCACATACGCCACGGCGTCAGACACGCCATTCGATATCCGGTCCCCCAGAGACTTCATGGCATTCAGGGCCGCAATTCCCAGGTTCAGGCCCATGGTCTTGACCGCGCTCCACGCCTTGGAGCCCATTTCCCGGAACCATCCGACAACCTTCGACACGCCGTTGTTCACGGCCGTGCCGATCTTGACGAAGATTTCAAGGAAGAACTGGCCCAGGTTCGCCAGGAGTTTCTTGGCTCCGTCCAGCGCTCCCTTAAAGTCGCCCTTGAAAAGCTTCACGATAATATTGATCGCGGGAATGACGATTCCGGTAATGTACTTGGCCGCCAAAGAGGCGAGCACTCCGGCCACCTTGCCGACAATTCCGATCACGGAAGTGATCACGGGGAGCAGTGCCTTTAGGGCACCGGCCAGCAATTTGCCGACAATTTCGATCAACGGGCCTACGGCCACCAGCAATTTGCCGAAAGCGGCACCTATCTGCGCCACGGCGGGAGCCAAAGCGGAGAGCAAAGTCGTCGCTATCTGAGCGAAAATCGGAAGCAAATTCTGGACGACGCCAAGAATGGGGGCCAGAATTCCCGGGAGCTGCGCAAGTATGGGCTGGAGCGCAGAAAGCAGAATTTGACCTATCTGGCCAAGAACGGCACCTACGGAAACCAGAACGGGCCCAAGGGCTCCGGCGAGTTGCGCTATGAGCTGGGCCGCAATCGGGAGGATGGCCGCGAGGGCCTGACTCACGATCTTGACCACGGGGGCCAGGGCGGTGCCCAGGGTCGTGGCCAGTAGCTGGAGGGCAGGACCCAGTACCGCTACGGCACTCTGGATGGGCCCGGCAAGGGTCGTGACCAGTATGTTCAGCAACGGCATGACAGCCTGGAGAGCTGCACCCAGGACGCCACCCACGGCGTGGCCGATGGCCGCCAGGGTCTGGAACAGGGCCTGGAACGTCGCCTGGGCCTCCGGGGTGGCCGTCACCTTGGCCGCCATGGCCGCCACGTCGGACAGGACCGTGAGGAACCCGCCGCCCGCAGCAGCAGCCGGACCGAAGATGTTCGCCACCGTCTGGCCCAAGTTGCCCAGGGTGCTGCCGAGTTGAGCGACCAGGCCCAGGGCCTTTTCGATGCTCGTTTGCATCGCGCCCGACTCAAAAGCCTTGGTCATCTTCTCTGAGAGCCGGTCCAGCGCTCCGCCCGCGCCGCTGGTCAGCTTGGCGAACGCGGGGGCCGCAGCCGCTCCCACCTGGCCCAGGCCCTGGACGATCACGGACGGGAGGCCGCTTAGGTTCTTCAGGCCCGTGTTTGCGCCCTTCAGCGCGGTGCCCAACGTGCCGTTATCCGCCAGGGCCTTGGCCGTGTCGGCCACGCCCTTGGCCATGCCGTTGAGCGTCGTTGCCGTGGCTCCGAGCTGGGTCCGGAGGACCGGCAACACGGAGTTGGCCGTCCGGGTCATGGAGTCGCCCAGGCCCTGGAACAGGTTCCCCTGGACAGTCTTTTTCACCTGGTCCCACGCGGGAGCCAGGGCCTTGGCCTGGCGTACAAAGTCCTGGGCCGCCGGGGCCAGTTTCTCCATGGCACCGGCCTGGCCCTTGAAAGCCTCCGTCAGGCCAGACATACCGATGGCCATGGTTGCCTTGGCCGACGCCATGGCGAGCATGGCGGGGACCGCCACACCGGCCGCCGGAGCCATGGCCGCAATTCCGCCGGCCAACCCAGCAACGGCCGGGATTGCAGAGGCCATTGTGGTGAGACGGGCGGCCGTACCGGCCAGGGCGGCCAGGCTCCGCGCCGCTCCGCCTCCGTCACGGCTGATACTGCCCAGGCCGTCCGTCAGTTGCTGGAGGCCGTCCCGGTCAACATCCACGTGGGCCGGGATGGTGAGCGGGGGCGTGATGCCCGCCAGCTCCGCGCGGAGCCGGGTTATCTCCCCCTCGTCCACCTCCAGGCGCACGGCCATGGTGGCGTTGGCTCCCTGGAGCCGGGCCCGGAGGGTGTCGCGGAAGGAGGACAGGTCCGGGTCCACGTTGACCTTGACCCGGGCCCGCACGCGGGACAGGTCCCGGTTCAAGCGCTCCCGGAAGTCGGACAGGTCAGGCATGGCCAGGACTTGGACCCGGGCCCGCCGTTCGATCCGGTCAAGGTAGCGCTGGAGCGAACCGGCAAAGTTGGCCGTGTCAGGCAGGACCTTGATACTCAGTCGGCCAGCTTCACGTCCGCCGGGTCCGGCCATGGGTCACCCCCTACGGGTTGTGGGTTGAGTGGTTTGGCAAGGGGGTGCTTGGACAGGTCCAGCGGCTTGCGCTTGGGCTTGGCCGACTTGGCCGCCGGGGGCGTGAGGGGTTCGGGGTCGCGCATCTTCCCGCCGCTCACGCGCACGTTGTTGGTGTCCATGAACCGGACCGCGTTAAGGACCTGGGCCAACAGGTGGGTTTGCAGGGTCCAGCCGCGATGTGCGGGGCCGCCCGCAAGGGATGCCGCTAGGGCGGAGTCATCCGGTAGGTACTCAGACAGCGACCAGACACGGCGGGGAGCGAGCGTCCCGCGCCAAAGGTCGGCCAGGTCAAGGCCGTAATAGCGCTGGAGGTCCGCCCGCAGCGCTCCGCCGTGTCCGTCGTCAATTAGCTGTCCGAGTCCCGCGCTTCCCCCGCCTGGGTCGCCTCCTGCCAGGCACCGACCACGCGGAGGTACATCCCCAGCGGCCAGTCCGTCATCTCCGCCGTGAGGGCCTTGGGGTTGTCGGACACGACCAGGAGGAGGTCCCGGAGCTGGGGGACCAGCTTCTCCAGGTCCTGGGTCGCGCCGTCCCCGAACGCGTCGAGGAGAACGCGGGCAGTCTTCAGGCCCTCCGGCGGGAGGAGCAGCAGGTTACGGAGCTGGACGGCCCCGCCCTTGCGGGTGTCGAGCGGGAGAGACGCGTACTCCGCCTCCGCCTCGGTCATCAGCTCAGCGCAAGAGAGTGCAGTCATGGTTGGTCCCCAAGTCTGTGGTGTGGTCGGTCCCTTGGGAGTGAGAACCCTCCCGCCCGGGGGACCGTCCGGACGGGAGGGTGGTTACGGAGCGCTTGGCCGGCGCTCAACGCAGAGTGAGAATCCGCGGGGCCTTACGGCGCGGCCGGGGCCTCAATCTGGGCCCACTCACCAACGGCACCGCCGATGGTGGAGGAGCCCAGGAACGTGCCCTTAATCGGGAACGTCACGAAGTCGTCCGACTCCATGCCCACGGCGTCGGAACCCAGGAGGGAAACGCGCGGGTGGTAGAGCGGGAGGTAGTTCGTACCGTCCGCGAGGATCACCAGGAGCGCCTTCACCTGGGGTACCGGAGTGGCCGGGATACGGAACGACTTGTCCGCCTGGACGGCCGCCGGACCGGCACCGAAATACATCTGGTACGTCAGGCTGGTGGACTGGATGGACTGGAACACGACGGAGTACGTCACGTCAGGCGTGGTCTGGCGGAGCTTGGAATTCTGCCAAGAACCCTTGACCTCCGGGTCGTCGCCGTCACGGCCGAACTCCGGGAGTTCGTCAAGGCTGGTGTGGCCGACCGACTCCCAACCCGCACCCGGGTTCTTGGGGTCCGTGATGGACGCGGGCTTGGCCGTGTCGGCCGGGGCCACGTAGATGAAACCGCCCGCCGCTACGATCGCGGCGTCGTCAATGAGCGCCAAGGCTCAACCTCCTGTCAGATGGGCCGCGCGGTCACGCGGTAGGTGGCCTGGAACCGGAACAGGCCCGGGCCAGGCTCGGGAGATCCGGCCCGGATCTCTGCGGGGCCGGACACGTCTTCAAAGCGGTTCAGGTAGCCATCGGGGCCCCGGTACTGGGACCGGCACGCATCGGCCAGGACCACGCGGGCCACGCGGGCCAGGCGGGAGGCTTGGCGCCGGTCGGTGGCCAGGGCCTGGACGTCGATTAGGGCCACGTCGATACCGCGTGCGTCCGTACGGCCGCCTGGGACCCGCCGGGCCACCACAAGGGGGAGCCGGTCGGGCCAGTCGGCCGGTACGTCCACGCGGACCGTGGCGTCCGTCAGGCCGTCGGCCAGGGCGGCCACCACCAGGCCGTCAATGTCAGGGAGTACAGGTCTCACAGACCCGCCTCAATGGCGTGGATGCCGGAGACCCAGGTAAGGCCGTCCCGGGCCCAGTGGCCGTAATTGATGGAGACCACGGCCGGGTCCTCCAGGGCCACCACACCGTCCACGCGGTTGACGCGGACTGTCATGCCGGAGGCCAGGTCACCGTCATGCCGGTGAGCGGCCACCACGGCGCGTACGCGGTCCGCGCTTGCGTCCGTCTCGTCTCCGATGGCGTCCCGGACGCCGGGCATGTGCGCCACGATGGAGTCCAGGCCGTTGATTACCGACGCCATGTCACCCCCGTTTCCGAATGGTTGCTACGTCGTGGGCCACCCGTCGGGACCCGCCGAATCGCTCCGGCTCCCCGACGACCGCCCAGACCTCCCCGGCCCACTCGACGCGGGACCAGGGACCGGCCGGGAGGGACCGCGCAATCACGCGGTACTCCGTCCCGACCACGTATCCAGGACCGACGTTCTCCGTGGATGCCACGGGTTCGACCTGGGCCCGGATGGTCACGGGCACGCCAGGGCCTGGTTTGGTGCCTCCGTACCCGTCGTCCACGGCCACGGTCGGATAGACCGTGACCGTGTCGGGGCCGGAGCCCAACAGGCTCACAGGGAGCCGCCCAGGGACTCCATGGGCACCGCGAACAGGCCCAGGAAACCGGCGGCCCGTTGAACCTGGCGAATCTCACCGGGAGTTAGGCCGGCGGCCACGGGCAGTGACGCGGGGAGCTGGTACGAGTAGGCACCCTGGTTCTCCGACCGGTACCCCTCCGGGTTCCGTGTCTTGCGCTCCGCAGCGTCCAGGGTGATGGTCACGACGATGGCCGGGGCCTTCACCGGGTCAGTCCAGGGGAGGCCGTAGGCCCGGACCTGGGCGGAGGCAGCAACTAGGGCCGCCTCCGCCTGGGTCCGTTCGTCCCCTGTGAGCGTCCGTCCTAGGCGGGCCTCCAGGGCCGCCACATCAGCCAAGGGGATCATGTGTCATCCGCCCTTACGGGACCACCGGCATGTCCAGCTTGACCGCGCGGACCAGCTTCTTAGTCGCGCCCACCTTGTCGGTCATGACGTTGTAACCGGCGTAGATGTTGAGGATCGAGCGGTCCCGGAGCTTGGCCGCGTCATAGTCCCGAATCCAGCGCATGGACAGTCCGTTGTAGGACTGGCTGGAGCCGCTGGTGACACCGGCCGGGATGGCCGGAGCGCGGGTGGCCAGGACGAACGCGGACGGGACGAACGCATACGCCGCACGGGGCGCGATGGCGTTGGACGTGACCAGGTCGAACCCGGCCAGGCGGCCCACGGTCGCGTTCCGGAGGGCGGAGTCACTGCCCGACTTGGACAGGTCGTTGATCCGGCCGGACTTCAGGAGGGCCGTCTCCACGTCCGCGCCGATCAGGAGGGTTCGGCCCTCCTGGGGGATGTTCGACTTGTTGAGGGTCGCGCGGGCGTCGATGATGCCCAGCCACGGGTCCGACTCCGCCAGGGTCACGGTGGGGTTGCCGTAGGTGGCACCCTCAATCATGGTGGCCACGCCGGTGTCCACGGCCTTGGCGATGGCGTTGACCTGGGGCTGGAGGACCTGGGCACCAAAGTCCTTGATATCCAGGGTCAGTTCCTCGTCCGTCACGCCGACGGCCGAGTAAATGTCCTTGTTGAGCTGGACCGTGATGGAGTCCTCCGAGAGGGAGTCCAGCACGATGTCCGCCGTACGGTCGTTCCTCCACTCGTACTCACGGGCGGTCGTGGTGGCCGGAATGCGGACCGTCACCGTGTCTGCCTTGGCCCCGGTGAAGTCGAAACCAGCGTTCGACCACACCAGGTTCGAGAGAACCATCTCCCGTTCCAGGAGACCCAGCGCGGTGGCCGCGATGGTCTCAGCCTTCAGAAAGGCGTTTGCCATGTGTTACCCCTCCAGGGCGTCAAAAGGGCCCCGGAGCGGCACGCAGCCAAGGGCCCATCAAGTGGGAAAGCCCTTGGATTTGGTGATGCGTGGTGATGCTTACCGGCGTGCGCGGGGAATGCTGGCCGCCAGCTCTCCCGGGTCGTTGGACACGGGCTTGGCCGACGGGTCCAGGCCGCCCTTACCGACACCCCCGCCCTTGCCGTGGAATGCCTCCGCCAAAGCCTTGGCGTCCGCCTCCCGCGCGTCGTCATCCGCGCCGGAGATCCGGGCCGCCAGGACCGGGGGAAGGGTGTACTTCTGGGCCAGGCGCTCCCGGTGGAGGTCCGTCTCCAGCTCCGCCACCTTGTCGGCCACGGCCTGGTACTCCTCCGGCGTCTTGGCCGCCTTCAGGGCCTCCGCCGTTTCCCGAGCCTTAACCCGGTACTTGGCCGCCTCCGCACGCGCGTCCTTCAGTTCCTCCCGGAGCTTGACCGGGTCGTCCAGCTCCTGGCCCTCCTGGTCGCCCTCCTGGCCCTCCTGGATGCCGTCCTGGCCCTCCGCACCCTCCGCGCCCTCCTGGCCGCTCTCCGGGCCGTTCTGGCCCTCCTGGCCGTCACCAGTCGGAACATGTTCCGACGTGGGACCGGTCGGGTTCGGGTTCGGGTTCTCTGCCATGCGGTACGCCTCCAGGGCTCACCAAGGACCGGCCGCCTGGGCCAGTCACGAACGGGATGATTCGATGTGCCGACGCCAGGCCGCACGGGCCTCCGCGCCGGACAGCTTCCCGGCCACCCGGTCCCACTCACGTGAGTACCGCTTAGCGTCCGGGGTCATGAAGTCGTTACGGGAGTACACGGGGACCATTTGGCAATGGCACCCGTTGTGATAGCGGGTCAGGTCCTCCAGGGCCACCGGAGGACGCCGGTTCCTGCGGGCCCGACCATCGGCCGAACCCTGGGGCTTACGACGCCCGCCACCGGCCGCCGTGGCCTTGGTGCGGTAGATGGCCCCACGGGAGGCGAGCATGGCGCAGAACGCGCAGGGGTTCCCGTCCGTCACCCGGGCCCAACCCACCGCCCGCTTGTCCTCCTGGGACGCGCGGTTGATCAGGTCACGGCCGGAACGGATGGCCTCCCGGTCGGCCGCGTTGGCCGCCTGGGTCCCAGCGTTCGCGTGCGCGCTTTCCAGCTCCTCCAGGAATCCCGCATCGTCCAGCCGTCCGCGCGCTTGCTCCTGGGCCGCCTGGGCCACTCGTTCGCGCAACTTGGCCGGACCTTGGGAGACCAGGGAGGCGACGGCCGCCCGGTCGAACGACTCCACCGGCTCTTCCGGCCAGGTGAAGTCACCGTCAATCCGGATACGGTCCGCGTCGTCAGGCTCCGGGGTCCGGATCGTGTCCGTCACCCGGGCCCAGTCCTCCCGTAGCTCCCCCAGGGTCGTGGAGTCGCCTACGGGATCACCCTGGAGCGGGGGGAGTGTGTACCCCGTCTCCATGGCCCGGTACAGCCGGAGGAACACGGCCGCCTGTTCCCGCGACCGCCTCCGCTCACCCCGAATCAGGGCCAGCATGAACGCGAGCCATATTGACCCGCTCTCCACCAGGGAGAGCGGATTCACGCGTGACCACTGGGCCAGGGACTGGGCGGAGACTTCCGTCCCAATGCGCGCCTGGGCCCGCCATTGCCGGTCCAGGAGGTCCGCCGTACCTCTACGCATCGTCACCGCCGGCCAAGCTGTCCGTAACCGCCGGAACCGGGGTCACAGCCGACGCCATCGCGTCCGCCATCCGTAGGCCCGGGTCGTCCGCCTCCGCCATCTGGGACCACTCCTCCACGTCCCGGGCAGTCACGCCGGGGATACGCGGCCACATGGCACGCGCGGGAACCTGGAGCATCTGAACGGCCTTACCCAGGGCGTCAACCGTCTGGGACAGGGACCGGCTCTCAACGTCCTTCCACATGACCTCCGCGCGCGGGTCAGGCTCAACGCCCTTCATCCGGGCACACAGGGACATGACCAGCTCCCAGGACTCCCCCAGTGCGTGCTTGAACTCATCCACGGCGCGGGAGAGAGCCATCTCAGCCGACGCCATGGCCTCCGCAGACAGGTTCGTCATGGTGCCCACGCCCAGGTACATGGGCGGGAGTTGAGACAGGGCCGCCATGTGCTTGGTGCCCATTTCGATGGCGTCCAGGAACCCGCCCAGGGGCGTTTCGTCAAGCTGGTTGAACTTGGTGTCCGCGTCGGGTGCGACCAGGAAGCGGGACGCGTCCGCCTGAATGGGGATGGGGATGGGCCGCCCATCGGCGTCCACCAGGATCTCCCCCGTCTCCGGGTCCCGCTTGAACTCCGGGGCCAGGCCCGAAATGGTGCGGACCTTGAACGATCCGAACGTCTGCGAGACCAAGAGGTCAAACACAGTCTGGTTGGTGCGGTCCTGAATGGGGATCATGGGCTCCACCACGCCCGTGACCCGGCCCTCCAGGTCGATGTCCGGCGCGAACCGGACGACCGGACACAGGTTGTCGAACCCGTGCGGGGCCAGGGTCAAGAAGCGGGGGCCGTCCTTGCCACCCACCATGAAGTCATAGACGTTGGTCCCGTCGTACAGCCACGCCCGGACCTCCGCCCCTTCCTTCTCCGGCAACCCCTCGACCTGAAGGGCCCAAAGCGGGAGGGCGTCGGCCGCCGGGTCGTCGTACGACGCGTGGAGGAGCCGTGGGGACACGCCCCGGATGATCGGCCGGGCCGGGTCCGCCGGGTCCCGTAGGACCGTGACGAACGACTGGCCGTAGGTCAGTGCGGCCCGGTGGACCGGGACCTGGCGGGCGTCCATGCGCTGGTCCTGCCAGGCCCGCCACTCCTCCGGGACCTCCACGGCCTCCGGGTCCGCCGCCGGGTCAGTGCTCCGGCGGTACCCGTCAACGGCCATGGCTTGGGTGGGCGTCTTCACCAGTAGCGGGAGGTAGTTGGTCGTTGCCCGCTTGGCCAGGAGTTTGTATTCCTCCGTGGCCGACTTGGGGATGTACGGCCCGTCATGGTCGCCGCGTATGTACCGGTCGATGCGGTCCAGCCGCTCCCGGTCGCCCTTCAGTCGCTCGAACCCAAGGGCCGCCAGGTCCACGGGGGAGACGGTTGTCTCTGCCACTCGTCCCCCTCCAGGGAATCAGAAGAAATACACGGCTCCGGACCGCTCCGGGGCACGCGTCTTGCCGGACTCAATGAGTCGATGCCGCGCCAAGTCGGCCAGCAGCGTGGCCGCGTACGCGTCGATCTTGTGAGCGGACTCCCGGTTGGTCTTGCCGAATGACAGGCCGTACCGGTTGGGCCTCCGCCGCGTGTTGAGCACGTGACGCCGGAGCGTCTTACCCAGCGGGGTGTCCGTGCCGATGTGGGCCACCTGGCCGTTCTCGATGGCGGACACCAACCGTTCGTTGGCCATGGTCAGTTCCTGGAGCCCACCACGCATGTCCCGGCCAACCGCAGATTGCGGACTGGCCTTGACCACCAGGCGGTCCCGGTAGTCCTCCGACCACGCATCCACGTACGACTCCCAGAGAGCCACGTCCGCAAAGAACGCCTGTACGTCGTACCGCTCCAGCGTGTTGCGGACCATGCCGTCCACGGCCTGGCGGTCAACCTCCCAGCCGTCACCGGCCGGGCCGTCGGGACGCTCCCACACGCCCAGGGGGACTATCAGCCGGTCCCGTACGCGCATGGCCACAAGGGCCGTTGCGTCGTCTCTCAAACCGCCGTCGAATCCCAGCGTGATGGCGTCACCCTCCGAAAGGCCGGCGCTCACTCCCTGTGAGTCCCAGTCCTCCGGGGAAATCAACTGGTCTTCCGCCGTCACCAGTTGGTTGAGGAACATCCGCTGGGAGCGGGACCGGGGCATGTGGCCGGAGTAGATGGTGGAGAGAATCCACTCCACGTCCAACCAGTCCGCGTCACCGCGCGCCGCGATGATCCCGGCCCGCAGTGCGTCCGGGTCGCCCATATCGACGGGCGGGGCCTCCACGGAGTCGTAATACATCCCGGAGTCCCGGGTCTTGCCCTCCGCGAACTTTGACCAGGCGTGCCAGGTCTGTTCCGCCACGGAGTCCTCACCCGGTAGGGGTGCGTTGGTGATCTCCATGGTTCGAGCGCCACCACCACGGGACTTACCGACGTTGCCCGCAATGGTCATTGCCATTTCGTGGCCACCGTTGGCGGAGATCCAGTGATGGGTCTCATTCATGATGACGAACGTTGACCGGCCACCCTCCAGCGCACGCGGAGAGCTGGTCACGGCCTCAATCACGGCCCCGTTGCGGGCGTAGATAATCTCTTTGCCCACGTCGATGCCGTGGAGGGCCACCAGTTCGTCCGAGAACATCGGGCCGAACAGGCGCATGGTGTTGCGCGTCTGGTCCTTGCTCACCGCACAGACCTGGACCCAGGGGGCCGGGTGCGGAACGGCCTTGGGAGTACCGTCCTCCCGCCACCCGCCGAAACGGCACGGGCCGACGAACTCCGCAGCCGCCAGGGCCGCCAGGAACGGGTCCTTACCCCACCCCTTCAAACGCCGGATGGTGCCCTGGCGTCGGGTGAAGTTGCCCGCGTCGTCAATCTCGTACCAGCGGAGGACTATCCGTACCTGTTCGCTGGTGAAGCGCCACGGCTTACCCGCGTCGGGGCCATCCGGTTGACGGAGGTAACGCGCGGTCCACAGGAGCACGTCCCAACCCAGGGTCCGGGTGGGGTCTGGCACCGTGTCCGGCCACGTGCGGACCGGCTGAATGTCAGCCACCGCCCGCCGCCTTTCGGTACGACTCCATGAGCGTCACGCGGGCCGCTTCCGCCGGGTCCTCCTCCACGGCCTCCCGCTCCAGCTCCACGCGTGCCCGACGCCGGGCCCCCTCCGTGGTCAGTAGGTCCGTCATCGCGGACATGACCGACTGAAAGAGCTGGGCGGAGAACTTGGTGGACGCCAGGTTCCGGGACATGGCCTCCGCCACGTACACGGCCGTGAGCCAATCGCTCTGTTCGTAGAACTGGGCCTGGCCGGAGTCCTTCAGGGACTGGAACCACCGCTTTGCGATGGGGTGCCAGTCGCCGGACGCCCGGGGGATCACTGGGGCCTTACCGGCGTCCGCCTTGGCCAGCGTTGGGCCGTCGGACGTGTTCCGCCTCCGGCGCTGGTCCGACCGCTTGGGAACGGGTCCGGACATGCGTGATCACCCCCCTTGGGCGTCGGTCGGTCGATGGGTTACCCCTCCGGGTTGCCGGGGTCAGGCGTGGGCTCCGGGACCGGCTCCGGGACCGGCTCCACGTAGCGGGGAATCACGTCCGTGTACTGGATGTCCGGCCGCTGGGCCCACATCACACGGGCCGCCGGGTCCGCCTCCAGGTACGCCTTCAGGTGCGTGACCACGGCCGGTTCGTCCAGGGCCCAACCCACGGTCACCGTGATGTCGTGGCCGTCGTAATCCAGGTCCTGGCCGTCCAGGCGGACCTTCATGGTGATCGGGTTGGGCACGCCGGGGCCTCCAGGCTTCAGGGCCCGAAAGGGCCGTTAGGGGTCGTTGCGGCCGGTCACTCTCCGGGGGCTCCCGGGGGCGTTTCGCCAGGTCAGCGGCCACGCGGCGTAATCACGCGTGGGCCTGACGGACCCTGGAACCCGTACAGATTCCGAGCCGCTATCACGTTTCGATGTCCCAGCCGATTTGAAAGGGGGTCCTCCCCAGGTCAATTCGGACACACGGGACGGGATGGACAACCGCGGGGCCATCACTCACAGTTCGGCCGGCCACCCACCCAGCGTTACGCCAACTCGCCGGGGTGACCGCGCTCCGGCCGCTTCCTGGAGATCCGAGGGCCACGGGCCGCCGCACCCTCCGCACTGCTCTTGCGTGCGTGGTGCCACGTGCACAAGGACTGAAGGTTGGCCAGGTCGTGGTCATCGTTCGGGACGATGTGGTCCACGTCCGTCGCCATCGCCGTGCATCGCGTACCCGTGTCCCTCAACAGGGCCACGCACATGTACCCATCACGCTTCAGGACCTTGGCCCGCAGCGTTCGCCAGTTGGATGGGAGCCGGGCCCGTCGGTCACTGCTGTGCCAGGCCATGTGTAGAACACCCCCGTGAAGAACGTCAGAACATGTTCCGCCCCTACGAAAACGTCCGTTTTCGCGTGGCCTAGGCCAGGTGCCCAGATGCCTAGGCAACCGGCCCGCGACCTTGTGCGATCTTTAGCGCGCTATAGGTGCACGCTGTAGGAGGCGCACACTTACCACACCGCCAGCTCCAGGCGCACTGTTCGCCAGGATTCGCCAGGGGGTGGTACCACCTACTAAATCCGTAGGTGAGTCTTCCAAGTCGCCCAACGTTTCAGGGTGGTACCACCCTCCTGATATCCGCATCCGGCGACTGACATTTTCGCAATAACGAGAACCTGTCACCCGCACGTTGATAACGGGCCAGGGGTGCCCAGCACGCGTCAGGCCAGGTCAGGGGTGGGTACTCTCCCCCGAACGCCCCCTGGCCCGTTATCCACGTGCGATCGCACCTGCGATCGCAACCACCGAACCACCGGTCCAGCGACGGCCGGCCTACCGTTTCTCACGCGAAACGTTGCGCGCGAGAAACAGGGCCGCACTTTGCAAAGTGCGTCGTAGGCGCACGAGATTGAGTCAGGGACTCCGGGAACCGCCAAGAGGAGAACGTGCTGTGACCCGGCCGCCCGCCCGGCCGTACCTGTAGCACCCGGCCTTAACGTCAAAGTGTGGAACTTCCTGGAACTCGGAAACTCTGTCCCTGAGTGTCCCTGTCCCGGCACCTCACATCGCCTCTACCAGGGAGATTCGCCAACTGCCGTGCGGTGTGGTGAAGTTACTTACCGCAACGGAGATCCGTGCTGCGGGTATACCGTCGTGCCTGCCCAGAAAGGCTTGCCATGCCCACTCGTCCGACCCCGGCCACTCCAGCGCACCCGGAGGAGCCGGAGCCGTATTTCGTACTCAAGATCGGGGGCTTCCACATGTCCGCCGCTTCTGCACCGGCACGGGTGGTGGCCGCACTCCTGGGGGTTGCTCTCACACTCGCCCCCACGTGGCCGTTCTGGTCCGGTCAGTAGCAACCCAGGCCGGAGGGCCAGGGAAGTCAATCCCCCGTCGCCGCCTGGGTATGGCCGGTCAAGGGGTCCGTGTGGTGGGGGTTGAACCCACGCTCCGGCCGTGTTCCCACGTCCACCCCTGGACGGGTACTAGGGCTGGGTGCACTCCGCACACCGCACACGGAAGATCAGGGGAAGGGCTCAACGCCCCCGCGTCATCCCGGAGGAGAGAACGGGGCGCGGGGGCGGAGCCTGACGGGTGCCGCTTGCCACCTCCACGTCAGACGCTGGAGCGTGACCGGTGAACCCGCCTTCATAAGCATTAACTGGGGGCCGTGACACCCCGCCAGGGGCAGCCGCTCCGCCAGGAGTTGGGCCCTCACGGGAGGGGGCAAGAAAAGTGCCCTACGGCCCTTCTTCTCTACACACACGTATAGAAAGAAGGGTCCCAGGGCACTTTTCTTGCCCCCTAGGACCCCGTTCCGTCACTGTCAGCTCAGCCGGCCGTCACAGAACGCGAAAGAGGGCCGGTCCCTTGGCGGGGGCCGACCCTCTATCACGCTCCGGTCACGTGACCGGCATCACTTCCACTCCACCACGATGCGGTCCTCCATGGGCGTCCGGTCTCCCCGGTGCTTGGCCGGGACGCCCACCAGTTTCCTGATTGCCAGGCGCAACAGGGTGCGGCGGACGTGAAGGCCCGCCCCCTCCCATGCGTCCTTCAGCTCCTCCGGCTCCAGGAGGGCTGTAAGGCTGGTGTCCTCCGTCAGACCCTCCAGCTCATTGAGTAGGCCCCTCCGCTGGGAGTCCAGGAGTTCCCGGAGTCGTTCGTACCGCAACTCCCCGGCGTCGCCCTTAAAACTCCCCTTCACGTAGTACGCCTCATCGAGCTTGTCCCGGCGGTCCGTTAGCTCCTCCAGGCCCGCCTTAATCTCCTTCACGCGGAGGGCCTTACCGGGGTCCTGGTGGCCGTACCACTCCCGCGCAATGCGGACCAGCCGCTCCGCGTCGTTGTCGTCCGCCGGGTCCAGGGTCGTTACGTACGCCACCCACCGCCGGGCCACTTCCCAGTCCGCTTTTTCGGAGTCGATGAACATTCCCTGACACGCCGATTTGCCACTCTCCGCCCGCAGTAGGCACCGGTACTGCTTGCCCGCTCGAACCATGGTCGTGCCGCAGTGATGGCACCGGATGATGCCGGTAAGGAGGGATGCCGCCTGACGTGCGCCACGGCGCTGCCCCCTGGTCCCACGCTGCGTGAAGCCGGCCGTTACATCCTGTGTGCGCTCATTGAGGGCCGCAACGATCCGTAGACGCTCCTCCGGGGTGGCAACGCCCTGGCCCACGCGTATGGGGTGCCCGTCGTTGTCCAGGAAGCATTCACCGGTTGCCCTCCAGGACTCCCGGCCGGTGTCCGGGTCCTCCACGCGCTCTTTCTTGTGCATGAGTCCCGCCATGCCCGGGGTACGGGCCCATGCGGCCACCGTTGTGGCACGCCACCGCTTCCCCCGCCGGGTCATGATCTGCTCACTGTTCAGCCACTCCGCCACGGCCAGGGCCGTCTCACCGCTCAGGAGCCGGTCCACCATTCCTCGGGCCGTCGGATACTCCTCCGGATGGTGGACCAGCATTGCCGAGTTGCGCCGTGGATCATCCGGGAACAGGCGCTGGGACTTCAGTCCGTACGGTGCCGGTCCCCCAGGCCAGTGTCCAAGCGGCCGGTGTGCATCCTTGCCGATCTTGGTTCGTAGGCCAATGTTGATTGCCTCCGACCGGGCCTGTTCGGCCGACACGGCAAAGATGATCCGGTGATTCGGGTTGCGGCTGTCCAGGCCGTCCGCCTGGGCCTTCAGGAACCCGCCGATGCGTTCAAAGTCGTCCAGGACGATGCCGACGTGACCCATGCCACGCCGTGACAGGCGGTCCAGCTTGAACACCCAAAGGGACCCGGTGTTCCGGTCCAACACGTCCTGTACGGCCGCGTCGAACTCCTCACGCTTGACGCCACGCTTAGACGCGCTCACCTCCTCCCGCCGCACCTTGCGCACGGTAAGGCCCTCCCCCGCGATGGCCGCCCTTAGAACCCGCTCGTGTTCATCTAGGGTGGCCTTGTCCTCCATCAGCGTGGACCGCCGGAGAAAGATGTCCGCCAGCTTGGAAACGTCCTGGTCCGGCAC